AGATACCAAATTGGAGTCCTGAGACTAACCAAGCATTGTTATCTACTGGCAAGGATTATGGTTTTTCAGATGCCGAACTTAACTCAATTGTTGACCCTCGTCACGTAAAGGTATTGCATGACGCTATGCAATGGCGAAAACTTCAACAGAATTCTACTGTAAAGAAAAAAGTATCAAGTGCTAAACCAGTAGTGAAACCTGGTTCTAAAGATACTAAAGCGGAAGCTAACTCTAACCACCGTCAATTACGTGAATCATTACGTAAGACAGGTAAGTCAGATGCAGCTCAAAAACTTATAGAAAACATGCTTTAATTTAAAAGGAAACCATAATCATGGCAGTATCAGCAACCAATAGTTATACCGGTAAAGGTATAGCGGAGTCTTTTGAAGATATCATTTTTGATATTTCTCCAGAAGACACACCATTGTTATCAATGGCAAAAAGAATGTCAGCAGGTCAAACTTACCATCAATGGCAAACAGACGCATTACAAGCAGCAGCTACTAATGCAAACGTTGAAGGTGATGACGCTTCATTCGCAACATTAGCAGCAACAACAGTATTAGGCAACTATACTCAAATCTCACGCAAAACAGTTCAAATTTCAAACACATATGACGTAGTACGTAAGTATGGTCGTAAGTCTGAAGTTGCTTACCAACTTATGAAAGCTGGTAAAGAAATGAAACGTGACATGGAGTATGCTTTAGTACGTAACCAAGCATCATCAGCAGGTGGACCAGCAACAGCTCGTACATCAGCAGGTATTGAATCTTGGATTACTAACCGAGTATTAGCTACAGGTTCTACAGCAGGTACAACACCTGGCTTCGTAAACGGTACAGTAGCAGCTCCTACAGACGGTACTTCAGTAACATTCATTGAAGCAGACTTAAAGTCAGCTTTACAATTAGCTTGGACAGACGGTGGCGAGCCATCAACAATTCTTATGTCAGCTACTAACAAGTCACGTTTCTCTGGCTTTGCTGGTATTGCTACTAAGTTTGTAGACGTACAAGTTAAAGCACAGGCTTCAATTACTGGTGCAGCAGACGTTTACGTTTCTGACTTCGGTAATCATACTGTGAAACTTGACCGTTTCATGCGTGACCAAGCAGTTCTATGTATTGACCCAGGCTATGTTGGTTTAGCTTCACTACGTCCTTTAAGCAAAGAAGAACTTGCTAAGACTGGTGACTCAACAAAATGGCTCTTAACAGCAGAGTACGCACTTGTGGTTCAAAACCCAGATGCACATGCTAAGATTCAAAACGTAGGTGCTTAGTAATTAGATATGATATAATGGAGGGAATTAATTTTCCCTCTGTTGTATTTTTATTATGCCAATATTATTTGACCACAATAGCGTAACAGGTGTAAGTCAGTACTTTGACTATGACCCAGCTAAAGATACATACTACCTAACCTCTACTCAAGACTTGAGTGGCATGTTAGACAAGATTAAACAAGCAAGAGATAACCCTGCAATATGGGATAAAGGTGTTAAAGAAGAATGGGCGCACTTTGCTAGTATTCCACCTGTAGTGGAAATGCAGTTAAAGCAAAAGGGTATAGATATGTATAACCCACACCAAACTAAAGAACTCATAAAAGAAATAAACGAAAACTATCCATATCTCAAGTTGACAACAAAGAATGGATAAAGACGAAATAAAGAATATACAATTAGCCATACATGACCTTATCAATCAGGAAAAGTATGACGAAGCATTACCACTTATATATTCTGTATTAGAAGAATATCCTAATGAAGCTGCTACACTAAACTTCTTAGGTTATATCTGGTTAATGGGCGATAAGCCTGCATTTGCATATCAGTTCTTCCGTAGAGCATTACAAGAGATGCCAGGCAATAAAGCTATATGGACATCACTAGGTCGTGCAGCACATGAACTAAACATGTATGAAGATGCTCTAAAGTATTTCTTAAAGTCAGCAGAATTAGACCCTACATACGCATTAGCTTATTCTAATGCAGCAGCAACGCTAGTACAAACATCTAAATGGGATGATGCAGAGAAAGCCTGTAAGATGGCTTTAGAATGTAACCCTAACGACTTACATGGTCAACTAAACCTAGCACACACTTACCTAGCTAAAGGTGAATGGGATAAAGGTTGGGCAGAATGGCATAAGTCACTAGGTGGTAAGTTCCGTAAAGAATGGGTATATGGTGACGAAGTAAGATGGGATGGCACTAAAGACAAAACACTTATTATCTATGGCGAACAAGGTCTAGGTGATGAGATATTCTATGGTAGCTGTATTCCTGATGCTATTAGTTCTAGTAAGCAAGTCTATATAGACTGTGACCCAAGACTAGAAGGATTATTTAAACGTAGCTTTCCAGAAGCAGAAGTGCATGGCACTCGTAAAGAAGATAGCCCTGAATGGTTAGCAGATAAGAAGTTTGATTACAGATGTGCCATAGGTGGTTTACCACAGTTCTTTAGACATACGAATAAAGACTTTCCTGGCACACCTTATCTAAAAGCTGACCCTGAAAGACGCACTATGTGGCGTGGGTTATTTGACTCATGGGGTAAGAAAGTTATAGGTCTTACGACTAAAGGTGGTATTAAACATACTAACGCTAAAGGTCGTGAACTAACACAAGAAGATATAGAGCCATTACTAAAGCTCAAAGACTATGTGATAGTCAGTTTAGATTATAGCGTAGAACGCAAATTAGACGGTGTTAAATACTTTGACTTTGCGACAAGTGCAAAAGACTATGATGATACAGCAGCGTTAATAGCTGAATGTGATTTAGTATTAGGTGTAAATACAACTGCTCAACATTGTGCAGCAGCTATGGGAGTAAAGACATGGTGTCTAGTTCCTACATGGCATCAATGGCGTTATGCTCAACCTAGTATGCCTTGGTATCGTCACATGAGAATTATCTACCAAGACAATGATACTTGGAAAGAAGTTATCAATAAGGTAGCTAAACAGTTAAATGGGACTTGGTGATTGGTTAATGGCATCTGGTGATGCTAAAGAAGCTAACGAAAGAACCGGTAAAAAGGTTAAGCTAGGTGATGGCAGTAGAATGTTTACTGACATACAAGTCTTTTCTAATAACCCTAGAATGGCATTTAAAGATGATACAGATGTCGTATGGGTTAATAACTATCCTAGCAGTAGACCTTATCTTAAAGGTACACATAAAGGTAAGTTATTATTCAATAATGATTATAAGCCTAGAGTAGGCGAAATATACTTTAGTGAACAAGAACAAGAAGTCATAGATAAAATAGATAAGGACTACATAGTTGTAGAGCCTAATGTTAAAAGAGTCTATGCACACACAGTTAATAAAGCATGGCATGGTTGGGAAGAGTTATTTAAACATGACTTACCATGGCTACAGTTAGGTGATGTGACTGTAAAACGATATACAAAGTGGAAAGAAACAAATACCTTTAGAGAAGCATTACAAGTATTAAGCAAAGCAAAGTTATTTGTAGGCACAGATGGTGGTTTACATCATGCAGCAGCAGCATTAGGCATACCTTCCGTAGTGATATGGACAGGTTTTACTTCACCGAGGCACTTAGGATATGACACCCATAGAAATATACATGACGGTTCAGAGCCATGTGGGACTTATGATAGCGTATGTCAACATTGCCTTCTAAAAAGCAAAGCAATCACCGTAGAACAGGTTTTAGATGCAGTTAATACTGAGTGGCATAGAACGCAGAGATAACGTCTTAAAACGCTTGCAAAAGCATTGTAAGGGCATTTTAACAAGAGAATGGGATGGTAAGTCTATTCCAGTCGTAGTAGGTAATTTACAGGGTGCAGATAAGATACAAATAACCTGTAGAGAACAAAACATACCCTATATTCTAATAGACCATGGCTACTTTCACAGGTCATCTGATTTAGAATGGGCTAGATTTTGTGTAAGTAATTACCATTGCACAGATTGGCGTGTATCAGATAGAGAAACACCTAAAGTTCACGAGTATCGTAGTGGTGAAAACGTAGTTGTGTTACCACCAGCAGAGAAAATATCATACATTTACAATGCTTCTCTTTGGTTAGACAGAACAATAGAAGAGATTAGAAAACATACAGAGAGAAAGATTGTCATTAAGCGTAAAGGCGAAGGTGACTTTAAACAAACATTAGAAAAAGCTCATGTCATTGTGAGTTTTGGTAGTGTCGCAGATGTAGAAGCACTTATTCGTGGTGTGCCTGTCATAGGTTCACCTTATAGCCCTGCAAACCCTGTATCCAATAACATTAAAGACATAGAAAACTTAACATATTTTGACAGAACAGCATGGTTAAGCTCATTAGCTGCAAGTGAATGGCATAAAGATGAGATGGACAAGTGCTGGGATAGACTAAAAGGACAATTAGATGGCGTTTACTAACTATACCTCGTTTGTAACTACGGTAGAAAACTACTTAGCACGAACAGACTTAACATCACAGATACCTGACTTCATTCAGATGGCACAATTTAGAATGACTCGTGATTTAAGAACAGAAAGAATGTTAAAAGTCGCTACTGCTGACACTACAGATAGCACAGTAGGCTTTCCTACAGACTTTTTAGAAGTCAGAGAAATACACATGTTAGGTAACCCACCTGTGTTACTAGAGTTTCAGTCACCTGACTTATTCTTTAGAGATGGTCAAACAACATTATCAGGCAGACCTCACTACTTTACAATGTTAGGTACAGAATTTAAGTTTGCACCAGGTCCTGATACAAGCTACACAGTTCAAATTTTATATTATGCTCAACCTACATTTATCTCTAGCACAACAGCTAGTAATTTGTTCTTAGCATACTATCCAGATGCTCTACTTTACGCAACTCTAGCAGAGGCAGAACCATATCTTATGAACGACCAAAGAATTGCTACATGGTCTGCTTTATACGATAGAGCAATTGCTAATATTAAGAAGAGTGATTTAGGTTCAACATATCCATACACAACATTAAGCGTAACACCAAGATAAAGGAAAAATCATGGCAGAAATGAG